CTTCTTGGCCTCTGGTGTATCGTTGCAGGGTACAACCTTCAACTCTACATCACGAAGTACCTGCTCAGTGGCGTACATAACTGCACCAATGGTGCTGTCGTTGTCACGCATCTCACGGTACTTGCGGATGGCCTTCTTGCCACGAAGCTCCGGCAGGAACTCGTCCGAACGAATCTGACCGTTATGGGTGTTGTCACCAGCTACACCAAGGATTTTCTTGGCTTCTGTTTCCGAGAGCTTCTTGGGCATTATCGTAATCCTTTCGCAGAGCTATACGCCAGCTTTAATTGGGGCTTGGCATAGCCCTGTAGGGATAGGTCCGTAATAGCCCATACAAGGGCGTCAAGGCGGTCTGGAGAGCCGATAGAGCCTAGTGGCTCCCAAGTGACCATCTGGTCCTCGAGGTCGTTGAGACCCTTTACATGACGTACCTTGTCTTGTTCATACAGGGCGGAGACAGGCTCAGCACGGGCCATCTTTCCTCGGCTAGCATGGACTAGCTTGATTGGCACCGTTTCACACTCAGTCTGTAGAGTATGGCGAACCATATCTCCGCCCTGATTACGTTCGGCGACAATCCGGTCAGCTTCGTACTCTTCAAAGAGTGACACTGCCCTCGCAGCCCATTGCTGGGGTGTGTAGCGACCTGTATAGTCCGCCAGAACGTAAGCGATACCGTTAACGTCTACACCAGCTACTACAATCCCAGTCAGGTCTGACTCTTTGTTGCTGGTGATAGCCGGGTCTATCGAAACTACAATCCGATTAAGGTCCGGTACTTCTTCTTTCTCTATCTCGCACCCTGCTAACAGAGACCTACTCCACAAGGCTCCAGAAGCCTCATCTAATAGCTCTGCGTAGAGTTCTTGTCTACCTAGCCTAGTTCCCTCGTAAGTCTTCCTCACGGCGTCTAGGAACGTACTGGCTAGGTTGGCCTCATTGTCGTAAGTGGAACCTGTAGAGGTTACCGTCTTATCGTCGTTAAGGATGTTCCTAAGCAGCTTGGTGGTCTTTGGTGTCGTAGTGATAAACACTTGAGGGTGTCTACCTAGACGTAACCCAAACTGCAACATATCCCAAGTCTCTTGGGCATTACGCCAAGCACACAACTCATCACACCATGCAGAGTAAGCCTGTGGACCACGAAGACGCTCTGGGTCTTCTGCGGAGAAGAATACAGCCTTAGCCCCATTCTCCCAAGTAAGCGTATTGTTTGTAGGTGACCACTCTGGGAAGCCTAGTTCCTTCCCCTTGTAAGTCTTGTCACCCTTCCAACATACATTAAGAAGGCCACTATCGCCCTCTACCATAACCCTACGTACATCACCCTTAGTCGGTGCTACACAATGTACAATCTTATCGCCTTTACGGATACGGTGTCTTACCCACTCTGCACCCGCTCTGGTCTTACCCCAGCCTCGGCCAGCTAATGCTACCCAAATATCCCAATGGTTGCCTGTAGGCTCCATCTGGTTGGGTCTAGCCCAGAACTCCCAGGTATGCCTTAGTTCTTCTGCTTTAACCGGACCTAGCTGCTTCATAATAGCAGCAACTTCTTCGTCAGGTAGTGCTCTTAGGTCATTCGCTGTTATCGGGAGCGTCATCTTCTCGGGCTTTACCTAACAAGGTCATAAGAGCATCAATAGCAGACTCATCCATATCAGGGTCTACATCCTGCTCGTTCTCATTGACAGTGGAGTTCGGAGACCATCCACCCTTAGACCGGAGGTAAAGCTCCTGGGACTTGAAGTCTCCCTCTAGCGCCTGCTGTACCACCTTGTTCCCTACCATACCCACAATAGCGGCTCTCTCATCAGCCATATCATGACCATAGGTCTTGTAGAAGGTAGCCAAAGACGAGGGGGCATCAACCATAGGCTGGATAGAAGCTAGGATGTCACGAACCTGTACTCCGTCCCTAATCATTCGACGGACCTTATTCGCTATTGCTTTCTTATAAGGTAATGCGGCTGGCATACATACGAGTCCAAGCTGTGGAGATAACGAAAAGCATACTTTAGATATGCTACAAATTGTTAAGAACCCCTAGGTGCTATATTACCCTGTAGAGGGAACCTTATGTCATGCTACATAACCAAGACACACTTAGGGATTTAAATTTTCCCCTACTTAAGTTTAAACTTAAGTTTGTTCATTAGGCTCAGCTAAGCTGAGTATTGTAGGGTAATGCTTAACCTTAAGTTAGAAACTTAAGTATGTACTATAGTATAAGCCCTAAATGAGACTTTTTACGAAGCACTTTTTTTAGGTATATGTAAAAATAATTCTATAGTGTGACATTTATGCCACAGTAGCCCCCCTACTTAGGCCATTGTCGATATAATAAGGCGGGAATAAGGCCAGTGTTGTGACCTCAGTATTGTGTAGATCGGGGTTGTACGAGGCCAAACCTTTTTTGTTATTTTGTAGATAGGGGGGTATACCCGCACAACCATATCCAATTCGAGATAAATCCTAGGGTCCCATAGTGTGACATTTATGCAACAGTCAAGGATTAAATCACCTGGTGTGACTTACGGGCAACAGTCAAATGTTTCTGTCGGTTTGTAGCATAAATATAACGATATCAGTGGTTTACTTAAGCGTGTAAACATTTTCCTTGCACTCGTCAAGCGGGTGTGCACACAACATCTAGTATTTGCTTCAAACTTTAGGCACTACATATAGAGAAACAGATGAGTGTGCAAAATGCTCACAACCATCTGTCTCTAAACTAGAACTCTATGACCTTATTCTGCAACTTTAGATTGCTCTGGTAGTCCTGTAATATCTGGACCATAGGCAGCCTCAATGATATCTAATACTGCTAATTGTCTAGCAGTGGCAGCCTGAGCCTCAAGCCTGTATTGCCTAGCTTGTTCTATCATCGCCATTATTTCAGCGTGGCTCGGTATGTGTTTCTTTTGTTGCATCGTTTCAATCCCAATCCTTGTAATCACCAAGCGCTTCGTTATGTTCATAACCTGCTTCATAAGCTGCCAGATCGCTTGCTGAGAGGCTTTCGACCCTTTCGCTTGTTCCTGTGCCTGCAACGTATTTGTGCGGCTTATATGGCCTTCTGTAGTAGCTATCCGCTGACCCTCGATCAAAAGCTCCACCGTGTCGTTTGTCGTAAATCTTCTTAGTCATAGTTGATCCCCCTTGCGTGGTTAGTCTTTGGCGCTAGGTGTAGCAATCGAGCTATTAGCGCCTGGTCTGTCTCTTGAGCCTTACAAGCGGCTCTATTAACCTTCTGTATCCTACCCCCCTTAACTGTAGCTACGTAGTCCTGACAAGCCTTGTAATCGCCGCTAAAATAGACGGTCCTGCCGCTATCTACATAATTCACGTTATACTCAAAACTGAGAACTTCCCATTGTTCATTTAGTCCTGTCATTTCACCACCCCTTGCTTGTTGTCTTTCCAAAAGTTGTATAACTCAAGCGCCGCCTTTACGACGCTTTTATCTTCTAAGCCTAGGCGCTCACACTCTTGTATTGTTTCCATCATAGTTGCGAGTGCGTAGTCCACCTTGTTAGATACTTTCCAGAATTGGTCGTCCATGACTAGACTCCTATATAAAGATAATTGCGACGGAATAACCGCCCATGACGGCCACGATAAGCCACAGAAACACGTCGTTTATATTCATACTTCTTCCACCGTAAACAGTTGCGCCTCTTGCTCCCGTAACGCTTCCAATTCGTCCTCAGAGATACTGTGCGAACTATGTTGGACAAGGTAGTCCACCCTAGTCTGTATCCCCTCAGAGATATGATCCAGAGCCTCCTGCTCTGTTGTAAATAGATATTCATCAGGGCTCGGGTCCATCGAGTCCACAGACTCAGTAACAAGCCAATAACGCACTGACTCCACCAAATAAGACAAGTCATTAGAAACCCAATCTAATGCCATTACCAGAGCATCCGACAACGTGTTAATCCCAAAGGTTTCACCCGTTACGTCCTGATAAGCGTCTAAAGCCTTGTCGATAGAGATTCGCCAATCCGGACGGTTTAGAGCGTCCTCGATTTCCCAGTTATATATCAGGTTAAAACTACCTGCCGCCCAGTGAGCTTGCTGAAGATCAGCGACTAGGCTTTTTATGTCTCTATACTCGTTATCTTCCATCATATCGCAGATATGAGATTGAATAGGGCATTGATCTTCAGTGCGTAGTCCTAACGCCTCAAAAACGAGTCCGGCTTTAATGTTGGTTGTCATCGTAATTTTCCTTGTCTTAGGGTCTAATGTTGTGACGGTTAGCCTCAAAAACAGCCTTGGCGAATCCCCTCGGGGTCTGTGAGCGAATGTTCTTAGTCCTTAGTGACTTGCCCCCGAGCTTTGTATGTAATGGGCTATCTTTGCTAACTGGCTTAACAGGCTTAGGCTTTGGCATGATAAAACCGTTGCCTGTCCATAAACAGGTTTTCTTTGTGTAGGCATCCCGTGCGGGGATGATGTTAGGATACTTTGGGTGATAGGCTTCTACGTCGCTAAGATAACCCCCATAGTCGCACGGGTTAAAATAGTAGTTGGGTTTCCGCCATTGTGTAGCTAAGACAGATACAGGATTCTCTGCGAAGTAGGGCACTTCTTGTCCAGTCAAAAGCTCTGTTTCCTTGGCCACGTAAAGAGCCGCCATAGCTAGGTGAGCGGCGTCGTCCTGAAATTGCGGGTTTATTGCACGCTTCTTTGCGAAGTGAGCGGCTCCGCTAACGGCTAAGTCCGTACAAGGTGGGAAACTAAATACGATCTGCGGGCGTTTCCATTTTGCGATAGATTGCAATTTCTCAGGGTCAGACAAGTCTAAGCGTATCGCCATAATTGAGCCGCCCCCGTTAAAGTGCTCAATCATGCCTTCTCTTTCATGCTGTGAATCTACTATGGCGCAGTGGTATCCGGCTTTTGCCCATGGGCGCACCATATTACCGGAAAGGTCAAATAGCGATAGAATTGTCATTATCTTAGTTTCCTTGTCTTAGGGTTAAACAGCGCAAGCAAGACTAAGCAAGCCAAAAGCACCGAAAAAGATCAAAGCGTAAATGATAAGAGTATCCAAAAGTTTAGGCATATCTGTTTTCCTTGTTTAGGGCGCTTACAAAAGCCGACTAGTTGCACTCTGGAGAAAGACAAAAAGCGCCGGCTTGTGAAAGCGCCCGTTAGCGATAGGCCACTATCTCATATAATACGCAAAGCAGAAAAGCGAAAAAGTCATGCGTGCAAGGAATAATGGCAATGCGTAGTTGGATAAAATACGAAAGAACAAATGTGAACATCGGCTTTAGCGGTTTTTATGGGTTACCATACCCAAAACAGTCTAAACCCGCTCAGTGGCCGTTTAAACCAGCCTAGCGTTGATTTCTACTTGTAGGATAGCCAAGACCAGGACTCTCGCCTGGTGGTAGCACCTAGCAGCAGGATTCCCAGATTAACCTATGGTAGAGCTTAGACCAGGACTCTCGCCTGGTGGTAGAGCGTCCGAGTAGTGCGGAGCTTCAACCTAAGATAGGAAGACCGTATTTGAGAGGTGTGGTGGTAGCTATGCAAAAATGCATTAAGCCATGCACTCAAAAGATATCTATATTTGCGTAGTTAGCTAAGGCAAATATTCATATCGGATTTTATCTATATGGGTTGACGAGACTAGGGGGTTTATGGTACGATTCACACTTTTATCAAATCTGTACTAAATATTGTAGGTATTTGTGCTAAGTATTCTTACACCAATAACCTTACGTATTTGAGGTAACTTTGTATGCACCTAGAACCTTACGTATTTGATATAAAAGTCTATGCACCTAGAACCTTACGTATTTGATATAAAAGTCTATGCACTTAAAACCTAAAGTATTTGATATAAATGTGACTGTACTCATAAGTTGCATCAAATTTGTACTAACTTTAGCACTAATACTTTAGGTATTTGAACTAAACCTGACCTCCCCCGTGGGAAAATGACCCCCTCGTGGGAAAATGAGCGGACCCCCACCGTGGGAAACTGACCCCCTCGTGGGAAAATGACCCTCAGTGGAAATTGGGAGGAGGATTCCACCGAGGGCAAGTAGGACTAAACAACAAGGAAACATCAACCAACCAGTTGATAGGTATTGACTACACTCTGGTAGTTCTTATATCAATAGTGTAACACGCAACTCAGCATCACAGGAGAACAATATGACTGACGTGCTCAACAAGATTCTCGACCTCAAGCAGGGCATTGTAGACGTAGAGTTTATGAAGAAGGATGGTACTGTCACCACCCGGAAGATGACCCTGAACTCCAGTATTGTAGCAGCTCTTAAGAAGTGGGACGAGCAGGAGGCAGAGCTTAACCCTACACTGATTAAGGCATGGTCTATCACCGATGATGGCTGGCGTGCCATGAAGCCCGACCTTATTCAGAAATGGACCCCCCTACATAAAAGTAGCCCCGTGGCTATTGAAGATAGCCCACTTAGCGCCGCTTCTATGAAGCAAGCACCCCTACAGAGAAGGTAGCCCCCTTATGTTAGCCCTAGGTATCCTGGGGGTGGTTGTTATCACCCTCTCCCTTTTACTCTTAGCTTGGAGATTCTAATGACCCCTACCCTACAGCTTATAGCCCCCCGTATCGAAGCCCAGATCAAAGAGATAGAGGAGCGCCTAGCCAACTGGTCCGGCCCTAAGAACACCTTAGACTACGCTTGTACCAAGTTAAACCTACAGACTGCCAAAGAACTGTACGAGGAGGCGAAACGTGGCTAAAGACTTTCTGGGAAACCCCTTGTCTATCAATGATACCGTAGTAGGGGTTTACCAAGCCTCAGTACGGTTGACGCATAAAGGGCCTAATGCTTACAGAACCCTGAAGCCTGTGTTAGCACTAGGTAAGGTACTGGATGTAGGGGGTGGCCCCAAAGCTACAGTATTCTGGTACGAAGACGAGAGGACCACTACCGTCACCACTAAACGACTAGCTAAATACGGAGAATAATATGTCTGATGTACGTGATAAACTGATGGAGATTCGTGACTGTCTGGATGCAGCACAAGACGAGGTGCATGCCATGCTACAAGACCAAGAGAGCAAGACTTGGCAGAGTAGGGCTACCTATGATAGGCTTAAGAATGATGTCTCAGATGCATCACTTAACATACGGGACTTGGAGATATTCATTGACGAGTTCTTCCAGACCAAAGGAAAAGCATGGAACTAGAAGAGAAGATAAAGACCTGTCGGAAGTTAGCACGTAGCTTCCGGCGGTCAGACTTGTACGAAGACCTCGTATCAGAGGGACTGCTCGAATGGTTAGAGCATGAAGCGAAGGGGTACGACAGTATCCCTGACCTTGTATTAGTATCTAAGAAGAAGATGCAAGACTTTATATCATTACGCCAAGGCCCCCTGACTATACCCCCTTCCTCAGAAACCCGAGACAACGCTAGGGCCATTAGGAAGGGTCAGGAAGAGCCTCTGGAGAATATGGCCTCTGACACCTACGATAACCTCAAGCACGCCTTAGAAGGCTCTACAGAGCTAATAGAGGGCAGTGAGGGGTCTTATGAGGGTGCTACAGAAGAAATGATCTGGGTCAACCAGGTTAGCAATATCATGAAAGCCAAGCTCAAAGACCGAGACTACCAGATTTTCCTACTACGTTACGGTCCTGAAGGTCTCACTGCTAAAGAGGTTGCTACAGCCTTAAAAATATCCCCTAGGGCCGTGCAATATGCTGACCAAAGGATCAAACGCAAACTAGCTATGCTAAAATACCTTTTCGTAACAATCGTAATTTAGGGCTTACTACATACTATAGTTACTACTTAAGTTTAGGAATACTACATGGTAGAAATTAGTCACCAACCTTGTCCTCATCCTAGTTGTAGTAGCACTGATGCTTTTAGCTACAACTCTGTAGATATGGTAGGATATTGCCATAGCTGCGAAGAGTCCTACCCAACTAAGGGTGTAAGATACAGTGAAGAAGTGCTACAAGAGTTTCCCTTAAAATCTTTTGACAAGGAGGATGAGATGAACTTTATCCCTAAGAATATTAAAGAACACTCTCAATCAGGTTTTGTAGCAATGAGAGGTATAACCTCTTACACTATGGAACACTACGGTGTAGTAACCTTCTCAGGCGATGGCGAACCGATTAAACAAGAGTACCCCTACCCTAGTGGTGGTAAGAAGATTAGGTACTTTCCTAAAGCCTTCAGTAGTGATGGTCTTAAGCAGGACGAATTGTTTGGGATGAACTTATGGAATGCTGGTAGTGCTAAGTTTGTTACCGTCACTGAAGGTGAGGTAGACGCTATGTCAGCCTACCAGATGCTTAAGGGGAACTACACTAATCCTGTAGTCTCACTGCCTTCTGCTACCCCCTCTAAGGCCCTCTGGGAGAAGTGTAGCACTTGGCTGGATAGCTTTGAGAAGATCATCTTGTCAGTGGACAATGACGGTCCAGGCAATGCCTTAGCTGCTAAGATGGCTAACCTGTTTCCTAACAAGGTCTACCGTGTCCCTCATGACAAGTTTAAGGATGCTAATGAGTTTCTTGTAGCAGGGCAGGCGCAGGCGTTTAAGAATGCTTGGTACTCCGCTAAGAAGTTTATCCCCGAGAACATCCTTAATACCACAGACCAGTTCCTCAGTCTGTATAGGGACACCCCTGAGCACCAGTTCGTACCAACCGGGATACAGGCTCTAGATGACAAGATCATGGGCCTGATGCAGGGACACTTCACTGTCATTAAGGCACAGACAGGTATTGGTAAGACTGAAGTGATGCGTTACCTAGAGTACAACCTTCTCCAGAGGGGTGTTCCCTTTGCTACATGGCACCTTGAGGAAACCAAACTTCGCAGCCTTCTCGGTCTGGTAACCTACCACACAGGCACTAACGTCACCCGTCGAGACCTTATTGACGAGGAAGAGGTAGGCCCCCTTATCGAAGAGGCTATCACTGAATTGACTAAGGACGAGAACTTCTACCAGTTCTACCTTCCTGATGGTCAAGGGACCGACGAGCTTATTGACCAGATCAGGTTCTTCCGAGAGGCTTGCGGTTGTCAGTTTGTGTTCTTTGAGCCTATTCAGGATGTAGTAGCAGGGCTTACGGAAGAGGGTAAGGAACAGATACTCGCTGATCTGTCAGTACGACTGTCTAAGCTGTCTGCTGAGCTTAACGTAGGGATTGTGACGATTGCTCACACCAATGAGAATGGTGACCCTAAGTACTGTAAGATGATTGGACAGAGAGCTTCTGTCATTATTGACCTTAGCCGAGATAAAGAGGCTGAGGACTATGACGAGAGGAACACCACCTACCTTACGGTACAGAAGAACCGCCCTTGCTCTGAAGAGGGTAGGGCTGGTAGACTACGCTTTGACCCTTCAACTTTTATCTTAGAGGAGATTTTGTAATGATGACCGACTATATTTCAAAAACAATTGTAAAGAAGATGCTATCTTCTGATACTCCTTTACTAGAGTCTGGAGAGAACAAGCACGCTGTTAACAATTTATCTCGCTTGGAAGAGCTACAAGAGCTTTTAGACTTGGGCGCTAAGGTCAAGTTCGTGGGTAGTCTGGGTGATACAAAGGTTCCTTCTGATGTTTTAGTGGAGGATAGCTACTACTATCGGCTTAGCACTGGCGAATGGCGAGCTAAGAACGGACACAAATGGTATCGTAGTAAGTCCCCAAAGGACTTCCTAGAAAGGTTTGTGTGGTCGTCCCTCAAGGTTAAACATATTACCAAGGAGTGCCCTCGATGCGGGACAATCAAGGCGTCCTCTGAGTTTAATAAAAGCAGTTCTTCTAAGGACGGGCTACAATCTTACTGTCGAGTTTGTACTAAGGAATACAAAGCCAGCCGATACAAGACTGACGCTATCACGGCAAATAACACCGAGGTCTTGCCCGTAGTTGAGGAGGACTTTGATTCTACAAACAAAAGCTGGTACACTCTTGAAGAAGTTGGGAAGGCCCTCAAGATACAAGTGCGATCTGTTCGCAAGAGAAAAGCAAGAGAAAACTGGCAACAACGCATCAATCAATACACAAAAAGAACAGAGGTCTATGTTGACCTTGACCAACTCATAGCGAGAAAACCATCCTTGGATGCAGAGCAACAAGCACCTGAAGTGCAACTGCCCGATGAGACTTTGCCCTTAGAGGTCGAGCTTGCCACTCTACGAGAACGCAATATGCACCTAGATGAAAAGGTGCAGGAGCAGAAAGACTATATTGTTAAGTTAGAGAAGCATATCGACAGCCTAGAGACATCCGTTAAGCCAAAAGGGTTCTTCCGTAGGGTATTCAAATGACAGTATTTGACATTGAAGCTGACAACCTCCTTGAGGATGCTACCAAGATTCATGTAGTGGCTTGGATGGACAACGGGGAAATGCACTGGACCCACGACTATGACCGTATGCGAAAGTTCTTCACTGAGGCAGAGGTCTTGGTAGGTCACAACATCATCCGGTACGACATCCCCCTAGTGGAAAAGCTGCTGGGTATTGAGGTCAAGGCCAAGCTGGTAGATACCCTAGCTCTGTCTTGGTATCTCAACCATGATCGCCCGAGACATGGGCTAGAGGGCTATGGGGAACAGTATGGTGTCCCTAAGCCCAAGATTGACGATTGGAACAACCTGACACCAGATGAGTATAGACACCGATGCGAAGAAGACGTGAAGATCAACGTAAGACTCTACAAAGAGTTAACAAGCCAGCTACAGTGGCTCTACAAAGACGAAACGGAGCGGGACAGGTTCGTACAGTACTTGTCGTTCAAGATGGACTGCGCTCGTCAGCAGGAGGCTCTGAAATGGAAGCTGGACGTGGGAAAGGCTCAATCTCACTACGACGAACTCTTGCGGCTCAAAGACGAAAAAACAGAGCAACTCGCAGAAGCTATGCCGAGGAATAAGATATACAAGAAGATAGAGAAGCCCAAGCGACTAACCAAATCTGATGGTAGCCTTACAGTGTATGGTGAGCGGTGGTACGCTTTGCTAAGGGCAGGAGGACACCCCCCTACCACTGAAGAGCCTATCCAGGTCTTAGACAAGGAGGAGAGGGCTAACCCTAGCTCACACTCCCAGATCAAGGAGTGGCTACGCAGACTAGGGTGGGAGCCAGCCACCTTTAACTACAGTATGAAAGAGGTCTTCAACAAAAAGACCGGAACCACAGAGATGGTCGAGCATAAGGTAGAGCAGGTCAGGGACGGCTCTGAGCTTTGTGAGAGCGTTAAGCTCCTGATAGACCGTCACCCTGCTGTAGGTCTGCTAGACGGGCTGTCTGTCCTCAGTCACCGTATTGGTATCTTTAAGGGGTTCCTTGAGTGTCACAAAGATGGGTGGCTTAAAGCAGAGATTGCAGGGTTCACCAACACCCTACGGTTCAAGCACTACAAGCCATTGGTCAACCTTCCCGGTGTAGACAAGCCTTGGGGTGCAGAAATCAGGGGCTGTCTGACTGCGCCAGAGGGCTATACGCTGTGTGGTGCTGATATGACCAGCCTTGAGGATACCACCAAGCGGCACTACATGCAGCCTCTGGACCCTGAGTATGTAGCAGAGATGTCCCGAGAGGGCTTTGACCCACACCTTGACTTGGCCAAGCATGCGGGAGCTATCACTCAGGCTGACATAGACAAGCACAACTTGGGCGAGGTAAACTTGAAGGCCCTGCGTAAGAACTACAAGGTCGTGAACTACTCAGCGACCTATGGCGTAGGGGCTACTAAACTCAGCAGAACTACTGGTCTGTCTGTCAAAGAGGCTAAGAAGCTGCTGGACGCCTTCTGGACACGTAACTGGGCTATCACCAAGCTAGTAGGTAGCATGGAGCCTAGAGACAAGGAAGGTAAGACATGGCTACGGAACCCAGTCAGTGGGTTCTATCATAGTTTGCGTAGTGACAAGGACAAGTTCTCTACGCTTAACCAATCCACAGGGGTCTACTGCTTTGACAGTTGGGTAGCACTCTGTAGGAAGAACGGGGTTAAGACTATAGGTCAGTTCCATGATGAGATTATTGCTCTGGTAAGCAAGGGCGATGAACAACACACTCAACAGGTTATGGAACAGGCTATCGAAACCCTTAACACTCAACTTAACCTTAACGTGCCTCTGGGTATTGATGCCCAGTTTGGAGAAAATTACGCAGAAATACATTAAAGTTCTTCGTATTTTTTCTGATTTAGGGCTTATATTATAGTACCAGCCAAAAAAGGAGTACCCGACGATGGCTAAATACACGATGGATATGGTTCTGGAATACGCTAAAGTCTTTCCTGAGAACGCAGATATGGGGAACCCAGAAGGTAACCGTATCTCCCAAGCTATCTACGAGAAGGGTGGGCAGTATATCGTCAATGCCTACTTCACCTCTCAGGATCAGATCGACCAGCTCATTGCTGATGGTCTGCAAGAAGAGATTCTTGGCAATCCTCGTATTCTTGACGGTAACGAAGAGTTTGGCATTGGCAAGTTTATTAAGATGAAGCGTCTTATTAACAATGTCATCAGCTTCACCGACAAGAAGACTAACAAAGTTAAAGAGGTAGACTATGGCGGAGCGCCTGTCATTGTAGACCTTACTCAGGGTATGGATAACAAGCGTCCTTGGTCCTTTGAGGAGGATGGTGAGCTTGGCAACGGCACTGAAGCTAAGATTAACTTCGAGACTTACTCCAATGGGGCAGGGATTCGGTTGATTGCTGTAGGTGTCACCAAGCACAAAGTCTGGGAAAAACAGGAGTTGGATGACTCCGAAGATTGGATGAAGGTAGCCTAATGGATATTAGTCTCACTGCACGTCAGTTTAAGGACGTAGATGGGGTCAGTCAGACCCTTAGTCTAAACCAGGAAGAAGTAGGGGAGCATCTGTCCGATGTTCTCCGAGTCTTCTTGTCATTTGTTGTAGCGATGGGTTTCTCCTACGTGGAGGTTCTTAACGCTATTAAGCGTAGTGGAGGTGAGGTGTCTTCTGATGACCTTGGCTACTCTGATGATTGGGGTGTCGAGTGAGACACATTACCAAGGTATTCATTGATGGGGATATTGTAGCGTATCGAGTGGCTGCGGCTGCTGACTATGCTAATAACAACCCTGCAAAGTCTGATGTTTCTGTCGAAGATGCGCAAGTTTCTGTTGACAGGATTATCGAGAACATTGTATATGAATGCCTTGCCTTCCCTACCAAGAACGACTACGAAGTCTTTTTGACTGGGAAGCAAAACTTCAGGTACGATGTCGCTAAGGCTGCTCCCTACAAAGGCAATCGCCAAGGCAAGCCTAAACCACAATTCCTCCCCCTACTGCGTGAACATATGCAGTCAAAGTGGGGCGCTATCGTATCTGAGGGCGAAGAGGCCGACGATCTAATTTCCAAGGCCGTTACTCAAGAAGGCCCTACTTCTTGCGTAGCATCCATTGACAAGGACATGCTCCAGCTTAGTTGCTGGCACTACAACTTTGTTAAGGACACTTGGACATTTGTTGAAGAGTTCGACGGCCTCTTCTTCTTCTATCAGCAAATACTGATGGGAGATAGTGCAGACAACATAGTTGGTCTAGACGGCGTTGGCCCTAAGACTGCTGAAAAAATGTTGGACCCATGCACTTCGGAGAGAGAACTCTATGACACCTGTGTCAAAGCCTATGGTGGAGACGAAGACAGGGTTATAGAGAATGGTAGACTACTCTGGTTACGTAGGGAGCCAGAGGAACTTTGGGAGCCTCCCTCCTGTGAGTAACCCAAGGTCTTCCAAGGCAAAGGGAAGGTTAGGACAGCAAGAAGTTAGGGACGCTATCCTTAAGACCTTCCCTCGCCTAAAGCCTGATGATGTCAGGTCCACAGCTATGGGGCAAAACGGTGAAGACATACAGCTATCACCGTTAGCCCGAAAACACTTACCCGTATCGATTGAAGTCAAGAGACGCAAAGATTTTGCTACACTCTACCAGTATGTAGACCAGGCGAAACAAGATGGTATGTATGAACCTGTAGTCTTCCTCCGTGGAGATAGAAAGCCTTGGTTATGTGTTGTTAGCATGGAGCACTATTTAGAGCTATGTCAGAAGAAATGATCTACTACGTATTTGGCTTGATGGACGAAGAGTCTCAAGGTGGATTCTTAGAAGTCTGGAGCGGAGATTATAGCAGTTGTGTAGATTATATAGCAGCACCTCAAGCCCAGCTAGACATCCAGATGGGCGTCTTCAGTTCTTTTGTTATCTGGGACGAAGAAGACTTAGAGGCTTTAGAAGGTATTATGGGGTATGAAGGGCAAACATTACATTAGTTATTTGCTTAAGACGTATGGACTGAGGCAGTTACTTGCAGATAGCAACATCACTGTGGTAGAGGCTCTAGAGGTACTAGACGAACTAGGGTTTATAGACTTAGAGCAGTACAAGGACCAAGATGATTAGCTTAGAGCAGATGATTAACCTGGCAGTATTAGTGGGTCTTATGGCCCCCTTCATTATCGTAGGCACTGGTGTTGTTCTAGGTTTGACCATTGCCATCTCTAACTTCATGCTAGGTGTGGTGATTGGCCTTATGTCAATCTTTGGAGCAGAGCAGGAAGACGAATGATTAAACACGTCACCAAGCATGAGCTTGTGTCAGCCTTTACTAAGGCTATGGACCAAGTATACGACCAAGAGCCAGACGTAGAGACGGCCATGCTACGTCAGCGCCTCATTATGGAAGAGGCCAAAGAGGTCACACAAGAGCTACTACGGCCAGTCATCAACAAAGTAGCGCTCACTAAAGAGTTAGCTGACCTGCTGTATGTAGTGCATGGAACAGCCGTAGCCTTTGGTCTACCGTTAGATGTAGCCTTCAACCGAGTGCATGAGTCAAACATGTCTAAGCTGGGGCCTGATGGAAAACCTCTTTACAGGGACGATGGAAAAGTG